GGCTATAACTATAAAACAACCTCTGTAGGAATGCCAACAATGAAAGAGTACACTAGGTTTATACAAGACATTGATGTAGTATTAAGCTGTGAAACATTTTATAGTTTTAATTTTGTAAACTTAGCTAAGAAACATAATGTAAAAACAATATTACAATACAACTATGAACTATTTGATCATCTGAGTAATTCAGACCTACCACTTCCAGATGTTTTACTATCTCCAAGTTTATGGAATATCGAAGTAGTTCAAAAAATGTTTGGGGACAAAACTAAAGTTATTTATTTACCACCACCAACAACCACGTCAATCTTTGATAAGCCTAGATTAAATAACTTATCTAAAACTCACAACAGAATTCTTCATATTGGTGGAAAGAAAGCTGCTAGAGATAGAAATGGTACAGAGTCTGTACTGGAAATGATGACAAAATCTAAAGCTGATTTTGAGTTAGTAATTAAAACACAAACAGATCTAAATATTAAAGTTAAAGATTCAAGAATAACTATTGATACTGATAACGTTAAAAACAGAGAAGATCTTTATTCTGGTTATGATGCTATGATCTTGCCAAGAAGGTATGCTGGATTATGTTTGCCAATGAATGAAGCATTGATTAGCGGACTACCTGTATTTATGACAGATATATCTCCTAACAATCTTATTCTTCCAAGTCAATGGCTTATCCCCTCAGAAAAAATAGGATCATTTAAAACTAAAACAATGGTTGATCTTTATTCTCCAAACCCAGATAAGTTTGCTAGTCTTATTGATGATTATGTTGAGAACTCTAATAAAATAGATAGTAAACAACAGGCTATTGATTTAGGGTTTAGTCATTTCTCTGTTGAAAACCTTAAAGATAAATACCTAGAAATAATAAACGGGTAACAAAAAAGCCAGCCTATCTTTAGACTGGCTGATCTGTAAGTAGAGACTACTTCTTTGGAGCTGCTGCCTTCTTAGCAACTCGCTTTGCAGGTGCCTTAGCAGCCTTTAAAGCCTCTTCTACGGCCTTAGCATCTGGCAGTACACCAAAAGCCTTGTCGTTTGGATTAATTGCTCTGATTGCCACTGGCGCAAGTGCTGCTACTAGAGCAGTCCATAGATCCTTTGGATCTGTTACTCCTGCCATATATAGGGCAAGGCCTGATGCCAGGACTGATCTTCCGTATGAGGCAAGTAGTGCCTTTAGTTGTGTTGTATTCATTATTCCTCCTAGGATATAACTCGTGTTAGTATTGTGAAGCCAATCCAAAGACCAATAATTCCTGCGACTCCCGCAAAAACTGGTGGTGCTGGTACTGGCAATTTGAATGCAGCAAACACGATCCCGCATCCAAAACCTGTTAGTGTTGATAGTAGAACATCTTTCATTTAAAAGTTCTCCGATTCTAATTCATTATAATGCTTATCACAAAGATCTAGAATTCTAGTCTCTTTGTTTGTCCAAATCTTAGTAGACTCTTCCTTACAACTTTCTTCTTCACAAACTTGAAATGCAGAATACATTAATTTCCTTGGATCTTTTAGCTTAAACATCTTGATCCTTTGGTAACACATTCTTTAATTCTTTATATGAAACAGAAATCTTTTTTAATATTTCATTGTTTGGTCCTGCAACTACATCACCATATTTTTCAAAATATTCAATAGATGGATCAATTTCAGTAACAAATTTATTTAAAGCAGACTGAACATTTTCTATATATTCAAATGCCCAATCTCTTGATTCAGAAATAAAATTTAAAAAACTTTCTTGATGAATTTCTTCATCGGTCTTTATATCTTTACCAGATTGAACAGTATCAATGTATTCTTGTAAGATAAACTTATCAATGATAGTTTTTGTTAATATATTATTTGCTTTTATCAAAGCACTCAGCGTTGCAGTATAAGCAACAGCAAAAGAAACAGATAAGATACTTAATACAACAATTGCAATTTTCATTTTAAAGCTTCCCTAGTCACTAAAATAATTGCACCCTCTAGTTCTAGAGCGTGTTTTAATTGAACTACATATTGTAATGCAGCAATCTTTTCATCATGAACTAAATTAACAAACTTTCTTTCATCTAGCTTGATTGTTAGAAAATGTTCGTTGTCAATCAAGTCCACCTTAAATCCTTTTGGAGGTGTTACTTGATGAAAAGCTCTACGCATTTCATTTGTATACATCTTTTAATCCGTTGTCATTTTCTGCCACATGTCTGCCCAATCACTTTTTGATTTATGATTATTAAACTCTCTTGAAATTTCTCCACCTTCTAAGTATACACCACCCCAGACACCCCATTCTTTACCTGAGATGCCAACGGCAAAGCATTGCTTAACCATAGGGCATGCAGTACAGATCCCATCAATCTTTAATCTATTACTTACATTATCTTCATACTCTTCAAAAAATAAATTTGTATCAAAATCACGACATGGAGCATCGTCTTTCCATAAATGCTGTTTCATGTCTACACCGTATACTTACTTGGAATCTCCCACCCCATACGATTAGGAACAAAAGCAGTCTTAATGTACCACTGGTTATTAATTCTTACACCGTTAACATCTGTTCTAGCAATGTTTGTCTTTTTAAGTTCTAGAACATCCCAGCCTTCCCATTTTAATTCACGGTTATTGGCAACGATTTTTTCCATCATTTTAAGATCTTGTACTAACATACTGCTCCTTTTTAGTGTCTGAAGATTCCGACTTCGACATTGTTTAATTCTGCAACCTCAAATAATTTTGAAGTTGGTTGCTTTGGATTACTTAAGAATGCAAAATAGTTTACATAAGATATATTTTTTTCTACCCAATTTGTTGGAGCTTTGTAAAATTTAATCTTACGACCTCTTGCCTTCATGCCTCTTTCTGAGAGATTAGAAAATTCAGAAACAAATGCGTGAACCTTTGCTGGCCCAACTGAGTATATTGTAAAGTCTGTATCTTCTTTTCTCATGCTTGATAAGGCAACGCTCATTGCACGAAGAAAGACTTGATAATCATCAAAATCGTTCGTTCCCTGAACTACCACTATCATTTGCATCTCTTCCCTGTAAGTTGTCTAATATAAACAACATCTTATCAATATCTTTTTTAGACATATCTTTGGTATTAATAGGCTTTGCTGTTTCCAACATAACCTCTCCATCTTCGGCTTTAGCAATAAAGAATGTGTTATCGGAAACCCAATAAGCTTCTTGATCTATAACTAAAACATTAATCTTGTCTTTACTATTACGCTTTTCTGATTGCGTAAGAGGTTTTTCTTTATCTTCTAAAGGAGAAGAAAAAAATCTTTTCATTATTCTATGTAGATCACTCTGTCTATATAAAATCTGATTATATTTTTTTCTTTTTCTTTTAGCTATTAAATTAATTATAGCCCATGATGATAGCAATGTCAAGCCTATAACTATAAAATATAGCATGCTACCCCTTGTTAAAACTAAATGAACTTCCTGACCAAAACTTCTTTTCACGTTCTACGATTGCTCTAGACCATGAAAACCCTGCGTCTCCGCCCCAGGCATCCCACATAATTCTACCGTTAGATGGAAACTCTGGACCATCATAAAAACCTTTACCTTTTTTATCTACTTCATGGCGTGAAAAAAATGAATACATTCTCTTAACAGTACTAAGAGACATAGCAGATCCATTTACAATATCTGTTGCTCTACCCCAGCCTACAGGAGTACCTGCTCCAGTTGCTTTTCCATCTTCTTTCCATTTTAAAGCACGACGTGCTGCTGCCTTCATGCCAGCATTTGGAGAATAAGTATCAGCCATTATTTTGAAAATCCTTTTGGATCAAACAAACTACCAGTCCAAACACTACTCTTGCTAACTGAGTCAGACTTATATGTGCCACCTCTGCGCTTATACTCTTGAACTACCCAAGCATTTGCAACTGCAGAAGGGTATACATCAAACTTATCTTTAGCTGCCTGAACAACTCTTGCATAAAGCTGTGAGTCTGCAGGTTTTGATCCACCTCTGCGTGGCTTAATCATATCTTGATAATTAGGCTTCTTTGCTTTTCCAATTGAAGAATCATACATTGCCATAGCTACCTCTGAATCCATTTCTTCGTTTTCATTTTCCATAGTGTGATTATTTATGTCTGCAATCTTTGCATCTTGATACATCATTCCAATGCTGTAGGCAGTTGGTTCCCACTTGCCATCATCTTCTTTGTAGATTCTAACAGCCATTGCTGGGTTATCTGGAGGCATTGATTCAATTGCATACTCTGTTCCAGGAACACCATAGGTTCCACCTTCAATCATTATATGCTCTACAACTCCATGAATCATCCCTTCAGATGTCATGCCCATAACAAAGTCGCCTTCTTTTATCATATACCGATTATATCAGACTTTACTTTAAAAGTAGTCTTTTAACTTCTGTCAATGCCCAAGATTCCTGTTTGGATAGTTGGGATACAGCCTCTTTATTAAAGGCTTTTTTAGATACCTTAACTACTGGATCTTCTTCTAAAAAGTTAATATCTACAAACCCTTTTTCCCATAAATTTAAGATATCTTTATTAACAAAACGAATGTGCTCCTCATACAACTCTGGCATTACATCCTTCATTTTTGGAGTAATGGTATATAGGAACTCTCCAGTTTCGGCATCTAATGCTCCTATTTCTAAAGCTCCCTCTAGAATAAGCATTGATATAATCTCGTCTTCTTTATTCGCCATAGTTATTTATCTCCTTAACTCCCATTTTTGTTTTTGCTTCAGATAAAGATTTTTTATCTGGTGCTCCCCAATATCCAAGATATTTTCCATTAAATATTTTTTGATAATTAACATCTGATATGTAATTTGCATGATCTAAGTATGTCCAAGATGTTTCATTTAAAAGTTTAAAAGTTTTCCAATTCCACTCTGGATCTAAAGGTTTGTTTTCGTGATTTTTATCCAATGATAAAAATAGCGGATCTTGCATTGAAAAAATCCTGTAACCTCTAGATAAAAGCCTCAAGCCTTGATTAATTTGATCACCATGAAAATGATCTGCTGGGTCATGTAAAACTTCCCTAATAACAGAATACTTAAAAAAAACTACCGATGCATGAATGCAATTAATTTCAGGATGTTTTTCTTTACCAAACTCAGAAGCGCCATAAGTGATTGGCCTACCAACATTATCTCGAACAAAATTTTTTCCTTGCCAGCCATGATAAATAAGCTCTGGTTTTGAGTTTTTATAATTATTGAATTTATGGTAGTTATTTGTATACATGTCTATCTTGTCAATGTTTTTGTCTTTAAATTCTAGATCTGGGGACATTAGTGAGTCTCTGTCACTAATATCATAGTATAAGTTTCCCCTTGGAACAGCGCTTAGTATTACTCTATCTGTGTTTGCTATTTCTTTAACATTGTTAAAATTTTCTATTAACTTTAGATCCCAATCTTTAGTAAAGATTGTGTGGGAGTCTATCTGTAATACGTAATCATGTTCTTGGGTTGCTAAAAGAGATGCGTTCATTCTTCCAAACCCTGTACCCATAGGAACAGAAGTAAAAATTTCAGCATAAAATATTTTAGAGTTATTCGTAAAAAATTCATTATCTAAAAGAGATTTTTCTCTTTCTAAGATATTATTAAACACTCCAAAGAAAACTCTTTCTTTATTGCTGGCTTGTGACATTGCACTTTTAATTGTATGCTCAATCAAGTATTCATTACAGGACGCTATCGTAACAAAGATAGTTTCTTCATTACTCTCCATAGTTAATCAGTTCCTCTAGTTGTTCCTTTGTCTGTGCGCCAGTAGTTCTGTGCACCTCTGTGTTATCCCTAATTACAATAAAAGTTGGTACAGATTTAACACCAAAATCTTGTGCCATTTCCATTTCAATGTCTACATCAATAATATAAAACCTTGTTTCGGTTTGATCATGATTAAGATCTTCTACAATCGGCCTAGTCTTTTTACAAGGACCACACCACTCTGCTGTAAAGTAGAGGACGGTATTCATTTACCAGACTTTTCTCGTGCCTTCTTTAAGGCATTAAAGTCTTTTACTTTGGTATCTCCAAGGTATCCCCATGCATATCCATCATTAATCATCATGTCATTAAGAGATACTGTGTTTCCATTAATATATACCCAGCCTAAAATGCGACCATATTTTTCAGATGAGTCCATTTTTTCAGTCTTAATTACAACAGACTTGGCATCCTTTAAAGCCTTCTTTAGGTACTCTTTAGCTTCTAGGCCAAGGGCCTTCTCAGCAAGATCCTTTGTGCGTGACTCAGGGGTATCAATACCAGCTAGTCTAACACGGGATGCAAATAAAATATCAAACCCTAAATCAATAAGAACGTCAATGGTATCCCCATCTACTACATTCTCTACTTTTCTTACATAATATTCATACATTAGTAGTCTTTACCTTTCGCTTTATCTTCAATAAGCTTATCTCTTTCATCAATTATAGTAATCATAAATGACATCATTTTTGCGTACCCTTCAGGATTATTTATAATTTTATTATAGTGATGACCGCAAAAAAATAACTCACCATTTAATCCAGTAACTCTAACTAAAGCTTCTGCTGCACAGGAATCGCAACGATCAATAGGACTTAGTAACCAGTTTTGCTTAACTTCTTCTTCTATAATCATTGTGTTCATAGTATACCGCTACTTTCTATTGTCAGTTGAATAAAATCCAGTGCCGTTGAATACTGCTCCTACATTAGAGTATACACGTTCCAGTGGTAGATTGCAAGTTTCACAATCATACCCTGGATCGTCTTCTTTAATTGAACGAACTTTTAAAACAGTATCTGGACATTCTCCAGTGCATCTATACTCGTACGCTGGCATATGCTATTTCTTAGTAGCCTTTTTAACTGCTGGCTTAGTTGCTGGCTTTGCTACAACAGGTGCTTTCTCTAATAGAGGAACACCCTCTTCGCCAGTATAAAATGGACGGCCCCAACCAACAACTGCGTTAATTATTTTCTTTTTATTATCTTTGACATATGCACGAGTCTTTTCAACACACATTCCACCATTGCGTTGGTCTCCTTTTGCAGTTCCAGATGTATTGCCTTCAATAACTTGAATAGTTCCATCACCATTGTTTTTAATACAAAGACCAACATGTGAAATACGATTTACACCGTCATCTGGAAAATCAAAATAAATCCAATCTCCTGCTGATGGGTCATCATTACGAGCATCTGCCCAACGATTATTCTTCTTAAACCAATCTGCTGCTGCTACTGTTGATGCACTCTTAGGATACTTCTTTGGGTCTAGTCCAGCTGAGAACGCTGTCCAAGATACAAATGATTGGCACCAAGGCAAAAAGTTTGCGCCTGTCCACTTTCCATACTTTGTTTCATTGTCTTTTGGACCTTCAATGGTTCCAACTTCTTTTTTTGCAATTTCAATGATTGCTTCTAATGATCCTTTTACTGACATGATTGCCCCCTTTATTGGCTAATATATATAAGTATACACTATGCTGATTTATCTGTCAACCTAAGATATGTTCTTATTCTGTGACAATTAGCGCATACTACTTCACACTTTGCTATTTCTTTTTTAATTGCTGCCCAAGAAAATCCATCATGGATCATTCTTGAAATATTATATTTCTTATCTTTTAAATGATCAAAGTCTAAGACTATGTGGTTATTTTCTCCGCAGTCAACACACCCGCTGGCTTCTTTAATTTCTTTCAGTCGCCTTTTGAATTGCTGCTTGTTATAAACCGCTAATTCTTTATCTGACATGTTGTTATTATTATACACCTAAAATGTAATGCCCCACACAGGTAATTCAGGCACGATGGCCCAGGTTATGTCAATGGGTAACTAATCCATCACTAAGGTCCTGTGTGGGGACATTTATATTGTACTACTTGATTTTAATTGTTTTTGGTTTCTTTTCTTCAGGAACAATACGATCTACATTGATATGTAGCATACCATCCTTCATATCAGCACCAGTTACTTCCATGTATTCTCCAAGGGCAAATGATCGTGTAAATTTACGACCTGCAATACCTTTGTGAACTACTTCTGCATCTGTTACTTCTACGATCTCACCCTTAATAACAAGAGTCCCATTGTCTACAGATACATCAATATCTTCCTTTGAAAATCCAGCAATAGCTAATGAAATTCTATAAGTATCTTCATCTAGTTTAAGAAGATCGTATGGAGGATATGAGTTTGAATTTACTTTATGTGCATTGTTTAAACGGCTTAATTCTCTATTAAAGCCAATAAAAAAAGGATCATTGAAAAGATCCATTGTTAAACTATTTACCATTTTATTCCCCTTTCAAGCGAATAAGTTAATATACCCCTCATTCGAGCAGGTATCTAATAATTATATCATATATTAGTGGTCTTTAAGTTTAAATACAAACAAGCATGGGTCTCCACCATCATCCCACTCTTGCATTTCTTCATCTGTCATGTAAGGATCTCCTTCATGTGTATTGCAAAACACAGGAGATATCCATCCTCTATCAATTCCATTGTTCATCCAGATGTCAAACTCAAATGTATCTTCGTCTTTTATCATGGCTCTCCTAAATACTTACGATATCAATTGGACCCATACAAGATGGGGAAAATTTAATTGCTGCGCCAACTGCTGACTGTAATCGTCTGCGTGGATCTTTGATTTTTTCTGTAGCATGAAGTGCACCATAGGCATACTCTGCTCCAGATCCCATAGCAAGGTAGTCTAATTCATATTTTGATAAAGACATATCCGCAGAACTATGTTCATAGATTTGTCCTTTAACCGCAATAATCAAACCAAAGTCTGAATCTTTTCCTGTATCTATCCACCAGTCTGTATAAAACTTTTTAAGCTGTTTAATAAATTTAGTTTGCATAAACTTATCTGTATCACGAAGATCTGGAATGTCTGGATTAAAGTTATAGCGAAGTCTTTCACCATCCATAGATCCAGCATACCCAATTAAATATGGGCCAATCTTCCAAACTTTAGGAGCAGTCAATGATAGAATAGTACCATCGTCTGATGCACCACGATCTCCAGCCATATATATTTTATTTTCATGGCGTACAACAGCGATACAAGTCATGACAAAACCCTCCCCAAGTAGATATATCTAAGTATATCATCCCTATGGAGGGCTGTCAACAAAGGCCAAATATGACTAATTAGCCTTTTTGTCTACTGTTTTAAAGGCTTCATTAATCTCTGCTAATGTAAGCTTTCCATCGTCCAAAAAAGCTCTTGCCAGTCTTTCAATAACTGTGGCTACGCCTAATAGTCCTGCTAAGAATACAGCCTGCATAGTATCAATTCCTACTACTGCTCCTGCTCCTAAGACTGATAGTCCTGATGCTGCGAATACCGCTAAAATTCTCATAAGAATATTGGTTATTGCTCTTTGTGGGTGTTCTTTTTTAGGGGGTTCTACTACTGTTTTTCTGGTTGCCATTTTATTCCTCCTTATTTCTAATTGGACTAGTTAGTATCCATAGGGTTGTTGTTGCCATGATTCCATACCCAACAATTGTCTTAGCACTACCGTCCAAAACTACCCAGGCTATAAACATTCCAAGGAGAGTCCATGCCTGGTCTACCATATCCTTTAGGATATTTTTTACTATTCTTACCATCTTCTTCCTCCTCTCGATGCTGGCGAGTTAGATCCTCCACCAGAACTTCCACCACCCGTACTTCCACCCGTTGCTCCACCCGCAGCTACAGCTGCTGCATTAATAGCTGCTCCTGCTGCCACGACTGTTGCAACAACCATATCTGTTGCTTCTTCTCTTTCTTCTTTTGACATATCAGCACCAATACTTCCAAGTGCTGCTAAAGCTGCTCCAGGATCTGAGAATGCTTCTTGAAGCAATGCTGCTGGATCTTGTAATAATTCAACTTGTGCTGCTACTTCTGCAGTAATAACAACTGCGTTTCCTTGTTCATCTGTTCTTACATCAACAGGAGTCTCTTTCGGAAGGTCTTTATACTCAATTCCAGAGTCTTTAATTTGCTCAGAACTTAAAGCTTCTCCATCTGCCTGTGCAACAAGAGCATCTGCTACTAATGACTTTTCTGATTCATTTAACTTACCGCCATCTGCAGTCAATACTTCTACAAGATTAGCAACCTCAGCCTTACTAACATTTCCATCAGCCATTAAAGTATTAACAACTTCATTAGCTTGTGCCTGAGTAATAGTATTACCAGTAATTACTGCTGCTACTGCTTCTTTAACTTCTTCTTTGGTTGTTTCATTCTTTGCTTTTTCTGCAGCAATTCTTTCTGCTTCTAAACGTGCTTCTTCTTTAGCTTTGGCTGCTGCTTTGGCATCTGCTTCTGCTTTGGCTCTGGCTTCTTCTGCAAGCCTTGCTTTTTCCTCAGCAGCTATTCTTTCCTCTTCAGCCTTTGCAGCAGCTTCTGCAGCTATTCTTTCCTCTTCAGCCTTTGCAGCAGCTTCTGCAGCAAGTCTTTCTTCTTCAGCCTTAGCATCTTCTTCTGCTTGTCTTATTGCTTCCGCTTTTGCTTCTTCTTCCGCTGCAATTCTGTCAGCCTCTGCCTTTGCTTCTGATTTTGCTTTTTCTTCTGCTGCTTTAACTTCTTCTGCAATACGATCTGCTTCTGCTTGGGCTTCTATTGCTGCTTGAATTCTTGCTGCTTCAATTTCTG